ATCTTTGACAGCGCCCCAGACGGTATTCAATACCCATCCGCCCAGGACGCCGATCACGCCAACGGCCACGTCAAAAAACACTTGATATTCGTTGTTCATCACGGAGCCATCGCGTTCTTAGATTTAAAAGTTTCTTCTGCAAGACGATTCACGGCTTTACGCGCGGCGCGGTTGGCGGCTAGTTGCGCGCCTTTACCGGCAAATGCGATACCGCCTGCAATATAAGGATGGCTATAGGCTAATGCGGCCTCACCAATACTTGCTATTTTACGCCCGCGAAGCCCCGGCGCTAAAGCTGCAAGTTCTGAGATAAAAGGACTTGTGGTTTTGCCTTCGGCAATTTCTTTAATAATAGCTTGCTGATCCGGCGTAAATCGTCCGATCTTTTTTTCATCATCGACGATATTGCCAAATTGTTTCTTTAATGATTGTGCAAAATCTGATGATTTTTCGGCTTTCTTAACAATATTAGAAACAACGCGATCTTGAAAAAGTTCGTGCGTCTTATCAATGCCAACTCTAAGATTAGTTGCGCCTTCCCCAACGACGGCTTCAAATCCCGGCAAGGCGTTAGCAGGATTTTCCCAGAACTGATCAAATTGATTTGTAAGCACAGTCGCAAGACGTTTCTCGTCCGCCGTGCCTTTCTTATACAGCATACCAATCTCACGACGCAGACCTTCAACATCGCCTAGCGAGATAGGTTTAGGCTGAAACTGTTCTGCTTTTTTAACTGTAGTTATGTCGGCGGGTAAAGGTTTTGCCGCATGTTCTTCTAAAGTCGATAAGACTTTGTTTAACGTGCCAAACTGTTCAGTAAATTTTGGCTTATATCCTTCTTGAGCTAACGCTGTCTTTGCGTCAGCTAAAAAAGTTGTAAAAGCTTCAGGATTATATTGCCCTTCAGCGGCAGCTTTAGAGCCTGCATATCCGGCTTCTTTGGCGGCTTGCGCTTCCGCACGCAACCCAGGGGCAAGCCCCGGTTCGGGCTTTGTAAAACCTTCTAGTATAGCTCCAGGCGCGCGAGCTAACGAAACCGCGCCTTTGGCAACAGGAGCCATACCCGCCACAGTAAGCGCTGTCGAAATAGGAGCTTCTTGAAAAGTCTCGAACGGGTGACGTGCAAGTTGATACGCACCGGCGGCTAATTTTGCGCCAGTTCTAACAGGGTTTTCAACCGCCGTAGCTACTTCTTGCAAAGCCTGAAGCGGATCTGTTGCAACATTATAAAGACCTTGGCCTATGTTCGTAACGTCTCTAGGAATATTACCAAGAGTGGTGTCAATGTAACCCGCAACGCCCCGCGACGGCGGTTCCAGCGCGCTCATATCGTAACCGTTAGCTTTCAGCTTTTCCGTTAGCTGTGCTTTCGTTGTGCCTTCGGGCACATTTTTTATTATAGCGCCGTTAGGGAGACGAACATCCATTACTCCATGTCTCCGTAATCAATAGGCCCTTCTAATTTTTTAGGCGCGTTAGGTGTTTTAGTCTGACCGCGCAACCCAAGAATACCGCCAATTTCTTTCTTAGGCTCAAATAGCGTTACGCCCGTGCCAAATTGGGTGTTCAAGTCGTTAAGGATACGAAACGCGCTACTGATATTGGCGATGTTGTTAGGGTCAGCCAACGCGCGCATAAGTCGCTCGCCTTCTTTTTCAGAGTCGAAGTTCTTGCTTTGCAACCCTGCCGCTGCCGCAAATTGCGGAATCGCAGTAACAATTTGCGATTTTAATTGATCAACAAGTGCTAGGCGTTCGCTGGCGTCCAATTTACCAAGAATTTCACCGGCTCTAGTTTGGTTAGCAAGCGCCTCAAATGTTTGTTCAGGTGTTTCGCCAGGAACAACAATACCGCTATTTTTAGCAAGCTCTATGAAAGTATTACCCATACCTTTAAGAGTCTTGCCAAAACGATATTTACCTAACGCTTCTTTCTCGCGCCCAATAGGCGCGCCTTGCGTAATCTTTTGTTCTTCCGCCATTGTGGCTTGAATGGCTTGCGCCTCTGGCGACAAGTTCATGGCGTCAGGGGGCAACATCCTACCCATATTATTGCCAACAGGGGCAGCGGGCGCATTAGGGGCCATAGCATTTTGAGGCCGCACAACAGGCGCGGCGACTTCCGGCCCCCAAGCAGTAGAGCCTTGTGCAACTTGCGGCAATTTTTCAACGCCCCTAGGGCCGACAACCATACCAGGCATATTTTCCGTCGGCGCAACAACTTTAGGTATCTGCGCTTCCATACGTTTTTTAGTTATGTCTGTCGCCACGTCTTGCATAATCTTTGCAGTTTGAAGCGCGCGATCATTCCAGCCTTTGTTAAATTCTTCTGGCGGCTGAAGCGTGGGGTCTAACTTTTTTATTAGCTCGCGTTTTTCCGGCCAATCAGTTCCTTCGGGATCAAGCCGCGAAATAATATCTTGCGCCGCGCCAGTAGAATCCGTGAATAATTTTATTTGCGCTGAGTCCGCTTGAGCTAAATGCTCTTTTGTCATTGCCTTGATGTTTGGCAATTCAGCTTCAAATCGTTTTCCGCGAATAAGAATATCGTTTAGATAATTTTGTTCTTGCGCGCGGCGCACCGCACCGGCTTCCTGCATTTCTTTTAATTTAATTGCCTCGTCAAGAGCACCTGCGCCGGTAAGTTGCTGAATCGCTTGTGGGCTACTAAGATTAAATTCTGGCTGTGATACAACGCCGCGTAAAAGTTCGTCACGGGCAATTTGATTTTGTAGCACTTGGTCGCGCAATCTATTAGTCGCAAGCGCCTGCCCTTGAGCATAAGCGCCCATAAGGTTTAGATTAGGGGCTTGAAATTCGGGAAATGGCGAATATTGAATCGGCATTAGCTATCACCGTTGAATCATTGGATTTGATGCGGACGGAGGTCTACTCATCCCATACGCCATCATGGCACCTTGCAGACCTTGACCCGCAAGAGCTGCCATTAGATTAGTTGGCCCCATCGCAGCGTTAGCGTAAGCAGATCCGATGTTAGCCGCGCCTTGGCCGAGTCCTTGGCCTAGATTGCCGTAGACGTTAGCAAGCTGATTGCCGGTGCCTGTGTAAGTGTTTGCTAAATTAGCGCCAGTCTGACCGTAGAGATTGGCAAGGTTAGCGCCGGTGCCGGTGTAAACATTACCGATATTAGCGCCAGTCGTGCCTGCAAGACCTGTAGCCGTCTGCGCCGCATTTGCGCCAAGACCCGCAAGACCAGTAAGCCCTTGCGTAGCTGCCGCGCGGTTAGCCATGAAACGCGCATATGCGTTTTGGTATTCCTGACTGCCAGCCTCTTGGCCGTATCGCGCGGCAGCTTTGAGCGCGCCGCCCGAACCAGCTAAACCGCCAGCTCTCGCAGCGTTAGTCATTGCTTGCTGGCCTTGCTGAAGCCGGAAGGCGTAGCCAGGATCCATCTGAAGCTGGTCAAGAGTCGGCATTTGTGTATATGCGCCACCCTGACCAAAGAGCGCCGCAAGCTGATTTACAGCGCCTGCACCTGCACCCATGTAGGGTTGTTGAAAACCAATGCCTTGACCGTAATAATCCCCGAGCGCGCCGAGAGCGCCGGTCTGACCAGCTTGAAGCGCGCTAACGCCTTGAGTCTGACCTTGTTGAAGCGCCTGCGCCGCTTGCTGTTGCGCTTGCTGAAGGGCTTGTTGCTGTTGCTGCGCGGCGGCAGCTTGATACATCATGCCCTGTTGGGTGCCTTGCGCTTGAGCGTTAGCGGCGGATTGAAAACCCATATTAGTTCTCTCTTGCTACGGTTCCATCAGCCTGTTGCTTGAAACCTAGTCTTTCCAGTATGTTATACATGAAATCATGGCCTTTAGCGACTTTTGTAAATTGCATATCCGCCAAGATTTCTTTCAGTAATCCTTTAGTCAACCAGCGCCTGCGCCATTCAGGTAATATTGATACATGAGTTTCGCCGTTTTTGGAATAGATAGCTCCTATCGGCGTGTCATCTCTCACGATCAATTTCAAATCCCAATCTGCCGCAATAGCCTCGTAATCCTCGTAGCTTATATAGTCTTCCCAATCAGTCGCGGCATAGCCTATCTTTAAGGCTACAGCGCGATCATTAGGTCTTGATGATGTATAGCACGGCATAGTTCTTAGGCCGAGTTTCGACGTTGCCGGTCGTGGAGTTCTGAATATTAGCGGTGCCAGTGCCGGTTGTGTTTGAACTTGATCCTCTTACGGCGTTAAAACCTACACCGCCCCCATCAGCGCTAACGCCGTCAGGGGCTGTATATGTATGCGTATGGCCGCTATCTGTATGGCTATGATTTTCGTAGAAATCATCCTGCGCGCTGGCAAATGTGCGGCCAACAGTTATTGTGACTGTGCCGGAAGCGGTAGCATTCGCTGAAATCGTAATCGACGTTGATGAAACGGTCGAAATTGTCGCGCCAGCAGGAATACCCGTGCCACTAATCTTCATCCCCGCGTATAGATACGCCGTTATAGTAGCGCTAATACTTGAAATAGTGGTGCTGCCGTTAGTAGTAGTTCCCGTAAAAGTAGTCGTGTCTTTACTGGTAGCGGGCGCGCGGTCGTCATAGCCACGCACAAACTGACCTCGAAGATCGGGGACGTTAAACGTCGTAGTCGTATCGCCCGCGCCCCATGTCGTGCCAATAACGGCGTAAAGCGTGGCATATGTCGTGCGGGAGACGGCAGAGCCATCGCATAGTAGCCAGCCAGTAGGCGCGCTTGAGGCCGCATAAGCCATGAGACTACCTGGCGGAAGCACTTGATCGACATATGATTTAGTCGCTGCTTGAAGAGCTGTCGTTGGGATGGCAGGTAATACAATAGGAACCGTGGATGTTGCGTCAGTTGCGTTAATCGTCAGTCGTGTGGCCGAATTTGTTTTAACCGTAAAATTGCGCGTGCTTGAGGCTTCAAAAATAGAATCAGTAGAGTCAGCCGATATAATTGTTTGCGCCGTGCCGCCAGCGGTTGAGATCTGGATAGCGCCGCCAGCTATGTCGAGGGCATTGGAAGGTGAGCCAGTTCCAATACCGACCGAGCCATCGTTAGTCACCGTAAAAAATACTTCGGCGGGGTCTGCGGGATTGACAGCTCTAATAATTGGCCCCGCACCCGATTGCGTAATTAATAACGCTGGGCCTGACGAATTGGTCGATATAGTGACGTTACTAGTAAAGACCGGCGATAGCGCCGTCGAAGGCGCGGCGATATTATCAACCGTCCAGATTTCAGTGCCGTTGGCGTCGGTCAGTTTAAATTTATAGTTTGCTGACGCCAGCCAGATATTAGCTTCGCCGCGCGAGTCGAGAACAATCGGATTACTGTTAGCCGTTGCTGCGGTCGAGTCCGTATAGGTCGCCTGCGGCGTGGTCGTGCCAGCTTCGTAAGAATAGAGAAAGCCGCCAGCAAGCGGTATGCCTGCGGCGTCAATAAACTGAGCTTTGGCTGTGGGAGTTACAACGGCCATTTATACACCTACACAACTTGTTACGGTCAGGATGACCGAAGGAATAGCGGGGACAGGGCTAGATGCAGCGACTGCATCTATTTTAACACCCGTATTATCAGTTGACCACATAAGTTCAAAATAATCGTCTTTCTGAAGATTCAGTAAAAAATTCCATGCGGCGACAACACCTGCGCTAGAGTTGCCTGCTACAGCAACCTTTGTAGCAGAATAATCTACATTCACGCCATTAATACGAGGCCAAATAGAGATATTATGTGTGCCGCCTGCGGTGTTACTAAGCTGTAGTGAAAACTGAAAATTATAAGTGGCTGTATTGTCTACATAAACACGCGACGTAGGGGTTCCTAAATATACGCCATAAACAAGATTAGACCCATCAGCTTTTAAAAATGTATTGTTATACGTGATGGCATAGGCAGTGTTTGTTGCCGCCGCCGTTTGCGCGGTTGTATCGTAAAAAGAACCATATCTTCGCCCCGCCTCAAGAGCTTGGTAGGTGTTAAAGAACCAACGATACCAAGGCCGACTAACATAGTTTGTCGTTGCGTCCCATAACTGCACACGGGCAGCGGGGATCTGTGTGTTGTTATCGACCAGATTAGGCATTGGTCGGACTCGCGTGCAACTCAGCGCCCATGATCGCTATCTGCACAGGATCCGTGCCAGAGATTTCGTAAACTCTATCGCGGAGCTTCAGCGTCATGCCGAGCCGACGCCAGATCGTGCGGTAGCCTGTCTGGCCGATCTGACCCATAGACTTCCAATGTTCATTCGACCAAGTGTGACCGCCATCGTCAGACCAGCGCAACATAACCTGCGGATCAGCGCCGATGGTGATTGTGTATTGAGCGTAGTCACGTATCAGTAAGGGAGATCCAGCGCGGTCAAGAATATAATTATGTGCGCGATCATAAATATAAATAATATCATTGACTTCCTCTTGGCTATAGCCAGACAAACCAACACCGGCCTGACAATCAAGTTGAAGACTATGCTGCGCCGAACGGTTTAGATCGTTCTGACCTGTCGGCAAAGCACGCCATGAGCGCAGCCATTTCTGCGTTGTGCCAGCTTCAGAATAGACCGTCGGGTCATAAGCAAAGATCTCACCTGTGCGATAGTCGCCGATGACGATCTCATTGTTAAAGTTCATCTGACAATTACCGCGAGTGCGGGTAAAGTCGTTATTTTCCCAGCCTGCGCGCTCATGCCATGCGCCGGTCGCCACGTCATAGACCCATGTCGTGTTAGCGTTAGGAAAGTTCAGAACGTAGAAGCTATGGCCGTCCTGTTGATACGTGTAACCCACAGCGTCAGATAGCGTCGCGTATTGCTGGATCTGCCATTCGACCGCATGGGTCGAAACACGCTCGCCGGAGTATCCTTTAGAGCGGTAAACGATACCATTACCGCGAGCGTCCGCGCCGAGCCAGAACAGTCCGTTGTCGAGCTTGGCGACTGAGTAAGCAGCAAGACAGCCTATTTCGTTAAACGCGCCTTGGATGCGCGCCATAGGAAAATCAGGCAGACCGGCGTTATACCAAACCTCAACAGAGTTCTGACCGAACAACCAAATTTCGCGGTGGTCTACGATCAGCGTAACAAGATTGTC